TACGCTTGTGATAAATGGACACCAGCCTCAACCCCCTTTAAACCAGAGGGTGCTCCTACATCAAAACCAAAACAAACAAATGTATTTATTACTGGAGAGTATCAAGCTCTTCCCCACAGGAAACTGCACGAAGAGACCTGTAAAAAGTTTGGCTATCAAGTAGGAGAACTAGGAGGACAGCTATGTCATATAGCCAACTACTACAACTTAGATGGTAAGCAGATAGCCCAGAAGTATAGATTCGAGGGCAAGAAGTTCAGGTGTAGCGGTAATCCTGATCATTTTTTTGGGCAGCAGCTTTGGCCCAATGGAGGAAACAAGCTGATCATTACGGAGGGAGAGATAGATTGCCTGAGTGTGAGTCAGGTAAACGGTAACAAGTGGCCCGTTGTTTCTCTTGGGTTGGGGGCTAACTCAGCAGCTTCAGTTATTAAAAAACAAATGGATTGGCTTTCTCGATTCAAAGAAGTGATCTTGATGTTTGACGAGGACGAAGCGGGACGCAAGGCAGCAAAGGAAGTGGCTCATTTGTTACCTGCTGGTCGGGGTAAGATTGCTAGGCTCCCTATGAAGGATCCTTCAGAGTTACTTCTTGCCGGTAGAGGTGAAGAGATAACGCAAGCAATGTGGGAAGCAAAGGTGTGGAGACCTGATGACATTGTTGCGGGCACTGAGTTACTTGAGAGACTGACTAACCCAAAGACATACGAGTCTACACCTTATCCATTCTTTGGTCTTAACCAGTTGACCAGAGGTTTACGCAAAGGGGAGATAGTTACCTTTTGTGCTGGGAGTGGTATTGGAAAGAGCCAGGTTTGTAAGGTAATCGCCCACCACTTGCTCACCACTACTGAAAAGAAGGTTGGTTACATTGCTCTTGAAGAGTCTATCGAAAGGACTGGCTTGTCTCTTGTTGGCATTGAGATGCAACAACAACTCCACTTACAAGAGCAGTTTAAGGTAACCGATGAGTTTTATGAGGCTTTTAAATTAACTGTAGGTAGTGACAGGTTGTTTCTTTACGACCACTTTGGGAGTCTTGATAGCGACAACTTGCTTTCCCACATTCGTTTTCTTGCTCTTGCTTTGGACACTGAAGTTGTTGTGTTGGATCACTTGTCAATCGTGGTCAGTGGCATGGGGGACGGGGATGAAAGACGAATGATTGATAACACCATGACCAAGCTTAGGTCACTGGTAGAAGAAACAAACATAGCTCTCATCCTTGTTAGTCATCTCAAGCGTCCTGAAGGAAGGGGCCACGAGGAAGGAGCAACAACATCACTAGCTCAACTTCGTGGATCTGCTGGTATTGCCCAGTTAAGTGACATGGTGATTGGCCTAGAGAGAAACCAGCAGGACGCAGAAGAAAGAAACAAAACACAACTGAGAGTTCTAAAGAACAGATTTAGTGGACAAACGGGCATTGCTTGTTCTCTTGATTTTGACATTGAGACTGGCTTGCTTACTGAAGATATAGCGAATGAATTCAACAACGAGACTACGACTAAAAACAATGAAGACAGCATTTTTTGACATAGAGACACAAGCAATAGACAACTGGGATACGTTGGAGGACTTAAAGACTCTTCACTGTATGGTTGTTATTGACTACGAAGAGAAGGTTCACAGGTTTCAAGAGGATAATATTAAGGATGGTTTGGCTTTACTGCGTGAGCATGACTACGTGATTGGACACAATGCGATTAACTTTGATGGTCCTGCTTTAAAGAAATTATATAACTGGGACCACCCTTCAATATACGACACAAAGATTCTTGCTCAGTTGTCCTACCCAGACCTCAAGACTGATGACTTTAAGAGACAGGAGTTTCCAAAGAATTTGATTGGTAGTCACTCGTTAAAAGCTTGGGGTGTTCGCATTGGAATACACAAAAGCGAGCATGGAGAGACAGAGGACTGGAGCGAGTGGAGCCAAGAGATGGAAGACTACTGTGTCCAAGATGTAAAGGTGACTGCCTCTTTGTTTCACTATCTTGTTGAGAAAAAGAAATACTCACACCAAGCCCTTATGCTTGAGACATCGTTTGCCAAAGCAATGAGGAAGCAAACAGAGAATGGGTTTCCGTTTGATAAAGAGAAAGCAGAGGATCTCACAAAGAAGCTGATGGTTCGTCGCACTGAGATCGAGCAAGAACTACAAGAAGTGTTTGGTCCCACAGTCACAGAGATGAAGTCATGTTGGTGGGTTGCAGGGGGCAAACAATACCCAAGCAAAAAGGCTGCTGTTAATGATGGGCACAAAGCAAAGGACGTAGAGCGAGGCCCAAAGAAAACAAAGGAGATTCCTTTTAACCCAGCATCAAGGGACCAGATAGCTGAACGACTTATGTCTGCCGGTTGGGACCCACAGGAATACGATGGAAAGCGCCCAGCAATTAACGAGGCAGTTCTTAGAGAGATAGACACACCTCAGTCACTTAAACTTCTTGAATACCTGCTTGTCAGTAAGAGGCTCGGTCAGGTTGCTGAAGGAAATCAAGCGTGGCTAAAGTTGGAGCACAAAGGGAGACTGCACGGTTCAGTCAATACCTTGGGAACTGTGAGTGGTAGGTGTAGTCATCACCATCCAAATATGGCCCAGGTTCCAGCAGTCAGAGCTGAGTATGGAGAACAATGTAGGTCTTTGTTTACCGCCCCCAAAGGCAAGGTGCTTGTAGGTGCTGATGCTTCAGGCTTGGAGCTTAGGTGTCTTGCTCACTATATGTATCAGTGGGACAAGGGGCAGTATGCAAAGGAGATCCTTGAGGGGGACATCCATACAGCAAACCAAAGAGCGGCGGGCCTTGAAAATAGGGACCAAGCGAAAACTTTTATATACGCTTTCCTATATGGTGCAGGAGACAAGAAGATTGGTGAGATCGTTGGTGGGTCTACTAAAGAGGGCAAACAACTAAAGGCATCCTTTATGTCTAAGATCCCTGCAATCAAATCGCTTACTTCTGCTGTTCACCAACAAGTCCAGAAACACGGAGTCCTTCACGGGCTTGACGGTAGGACTCTTCCTTGTCGATCAATGCACAGCTCACTGAACCTGTTGCTTCAATCGGCTGGTGCTGTGGTTATGAAGCAAGCACTTGTGGAATTCGATATGGATAACAAAGACATTCCCTACGAGCTGCACGCCAATGTCCACGATGAGGTCCAGTTCTCATGCAACAAGAAACAAGCAGATGCTCTTGGTCATTCGTTTGTCAGCGCAATCATCAAGGCAGGAAAGATCCTTAACTTCAAATGCCCGTTGGATGGGGAGTTTAAGATAGGAGCTAACTGGGCAGAAACTCACTAAACAATATGAAACAAGCATTGATTGACGGCGACATGATTCTTTACAGGGCAGCTTTTGCTGCTGAAGTTGAGACCAAATGGGAAGATGACATCTTTACTCTTCACACTGACTTCAATCAAGCCAAGGCAGAGGCAAGTCAGCTAATTGAAACTATCCTTGAGAAACTAGAAACTACTGAGGTCACAACTATTTTTTCAGACAAAAAGAATTTTAGGCATGAGTTGTTTCCAGAATATAAAGCTAACCGAAAGGACAAAAGAAGCCCTCTTGGTATCAATGACATTAGAGAGTGGATGATGGAAACTTTTAATGGGGACAAGTGGGACAACCTGGAAGCTGACGATGTTATTGGAATCCTAGCTACAGGAGACAGGGAGAACACCATTGCAGTCAGTGGTGACAAGGACTTTGGAACACTCCCTTGCACTTGGTATAACTTTCTCAAGGATGAGACAAAGGAAACCACAGAAGAGGAAGCCGATAGGTTTCACCTTGTCCAAGCAATGGCTGGTGACTCTACTGATGGCTATGGTGGGGTGCCCGGTGTAGGACTAATCACAGCACAAAAGCTGCTAGACAAGAATGGAGAGTCATGGGAAACAGTGGTCGATGTCTATGAATCCAAGGGTCTTACAGCAGATGACGCATTACTAACCGCTAGGCTTGCAAGAATTCTTAGACACAACGAATACGACAAAAAAACAAAGGAGATAAAGCTATGGACACCTCAGTAAGAAAACTACCAGACTCAGGAGAGCGCAGTCAGTTTGCAAGTGGAGCTGTAAGGGATTCTATGACTGGTAAGGGGCTGCCCTCGTTGTTGCCTATTGCTGCTCTGCGTGCTGCTTCAAAGAGATTTGAGGATGGAGCACTGAAGTATGGGAGGTCAAACTGGGAAAAGGGAATCCCCCTAAGTCGTTATGTTGACAGCATTTACAGACACATGTGGTCTTTTATAGAAGGAGACGAAGAGGAAGACCATCTTGGAGCTGTGGTGTGGAATGCTATGTGCCTTTTGCAAACAAAGGAGTGGATCAATAACGATAAACTTCCGGTAGAACTTAACGACCTCTAGCCATATATGATAATTCAAAATAAAGATTTCCCCACAGTATCAAAGGTTTTCCTTGAGGCCCTGCAAGAAAGGTTCCCTCAAAAAGACTTTGATACATCCACTAGTCTCCGAGAATTAGACTTTTATTACGGACAAAGAGCTGTGATTAAGTTTCTGGAGGCTGCATTTCAAGAACAGAACGAAAACATCCTCTAAATATTATGTGCATGTCCAGACCAAAGGTGGTTCAAGCAGACCCGCCTCCACCACCACCCCCTCCACCTACGGAAGTGGCAGTTCAAAAAAAGCCTAAAAAGAAACAAGCAAAACGCCGTGGCTCTGGTATTAGCAGTCTTATTATTAGGAGGCCCACTGTAAATACAGGAAGCACTAGCGGGGGGTCTGGATCTAATATGAATTACTAAAACAGCAAATAACTATAAATCATGCAATATGGAATATCACAAACGGTTGCTGCAAGCGCAGGAACAGTAGATTTAAAGTGGCACGGAGGCACAGGTTTGTTTTCGGTTGTCCCTGTTTCTAGCTTTAACGCAACAAAAATAGAGTTGCAACACGATTTAAGCGTAGCAGGTAATGTCGAAAGATATAGCAGTCTTGGTGTAGACGCTGAGTTTACAGATGAAGGCCAGGTTATTTTCACCACAGCAGCTAATTCGCTACGAGTCAAAATTTCAGGTGGATCTTCAGAAACTTATCAAATTCTAGTGAAGCCCGTAAACGAGCGCAGTGCTTACTAATTAATTAAATGTCCCTTACCCGCAAACTTACCCGACCTCTTACAAGACCACTTGCTATTGCTTCAAGTGAAGATGTTGTTGAGAGCGACAATGTTGTTAAATCTGGCAGCTATAAAAGCTTTACGCCAACCTTC